TTGGTGAGGACGCGCCACCTCCCGAGGAACAGACTCATGCGCCTGAATGGGTTCGAGAGCTGCGAAAGACGAATCGAGAATTGCAACGCCAGAATCGTGAGCTGCAAGGCAAGCTACAAACTGCACCGACTGAGATCAAGCCAGTCGTGCTAGGCAAAAAGCCAAGCCTCGAGGAACACGATTACGACGCTGATAAATTCGAAGTAGCAATGGCAGATTGGTTTGACCGGAAACGGTACGCCGACGACGCCAACGCCAAGCAGGAAGCTGAAGTTATGACTCAGCAGAAAGCCTGGCAATCCAAGCTGGATGGCTACGGCAAGGCGAGAGCCGAACTGAGAGTCAAGGATTTTGAAGAAGCCGAGGCCGTGGCCCAGGAACTATTCAACGTCACGCAGCAAGGAGTAGTGCTACAAGGTGCAGATAATCCTGCGCTCGTCATCTACGCTCTTGGCAAGAATCTAAAAAAGGCCAAGGAACTGTCCGATATTAAAGACCCTGTGAAGTTTGCCTTCGCGGTTGCGAAACTGGAGAAAGAATTGAAAGTTACAAACCGTAAGGCAGCCCCGCCACCCGAGAGAATCTTGTCAGGTACTGGCCGATCATCTGGGGCAGTGGACTCAACCCTTGAACGGCTGAGAGAAGATGCGGCACGTACTGGCAACATGACCAAGGTCATTGCCTACAAAGCGCAAAAGCGATCAGTAAACAAATAATTAACTAGGAGTTTTTCATGAGCAATTCATTCAGCAAGGAAGAGCGCGTAGCGTTTGAGGACATCCTCGAAGGCTTTAACGATGCTCTGGTTCTGTCCCGCAACGTGTCCATCTACAACACCGATGGCTCGATGATGGAACGCACCAACAACGTTATTTATCGTCCACAGCCATACATTGCGCAGAGCTATGACGGCATGGACCAGACAAATAACTTCACGGCTTACACACAGCTGTCAGTCCCGGCAACGCTCGGCTTTCAAAAGTCGGTTCCGTTCATCCTGGATGCGCTCGAGCTGCGCGATGCGTTGCAAGAAGGCCGCCTGGGCGAAGCTGCAAAGCAGAAGCTGGCATCCGACATCAACATCGCCATCATGAACACCGCAGCCAATCTTGGTTCGCTGGTGGTTACTGTCAGCACTGCTGCCGGTGACTATGACGACATCGCTTTGTGCGACAGCATCATGAACGAGCAGGGCGTTCAATCCTTTGATCGTTACCTGGCACTGTCCAGCCGAGACTACAACGGCATTGCTGGCAACATCGCTGGCGGAGCTGGTGGCGCATCTGTGTCGCGTAGTTTTGCCGGCAACAAGTCGAACAATGCTTTTGAGCGTTCGTATGTTGGCATGGTTGCAGGCTTCGAAACCTACAAGCTCGATTATGCAAATCGTATCGCAGCGGCCACTGGCGCTGACCCAACGATGAGCACTCTGGCTGCCGCAGGCAACTACTACGTTCCTGTCGCAACCTCCACCTCGGTGACTGGTGAAACTGGCAACGTGGACAATCGTTTCCAAACGATTACCGTGTCCAGCACAACCGACTTGCCAGCAGGAACACCGATTGAGATCGAAGGCGTTGAGGCTGTCCATCACATCACGAAGCAAGGCACAGGATTTTCCAAGACCTTTCGCGTGGTGAGCGTGAGCAGTGCGACCACCTGCGTGATCACACCTCCAATCATTTCTGCTCAAGGCGGAACTGATGCCGAGTTGCAGTATCAAAACGTTATCGTGACTGCTGCCGCTGGTCGTAGTATCAATCGGCTGAATGCCGATGCTGCTCCGATCAATTGCTTCTGGCAGAAAGATGCGCTCGAGATCCTGCCTGGTCGTTACGCTGTCCCGTCTGATGCTGGTGTCGCAGTGATGCGCGCATCCACCGATCAGGGCATCGAACTGGTCATGCAGAAGCAATACGACGTAAACACCATGAAAACCAAGTATCGTTTGGATACCTTGTTCGGCGTGGTCAATAAGCAGCCAGAGATGTCCGGCATCCTGTTGTTCAATCAAACCCCTTAAGGAGTTATCATGAGTTTTAACGTAGTTTTTCCACAAGGTACGGCTGTTGTTACTGTGCCAGCAGGCGAGAAAATTGCCGTTCAAGCCTACTCATCGGCAAGCGTGTTTCAAGAAGTTGGTTTTCCCAATTTCCCTGAAGCTCAAGACTTGCTGACCGTAGTCGATAACAGCACTTATGTGTCGGCCGCATTCACCAATGCTACCAGCGTGACTATTCAAGCTGGTGCATCGGGTGCCACTTATGCAGTAGGAACTGATCCAGTTATTTCTGATACTGGTAAATTCCAACTGCAGGGTGCCCCTGGTGTTTTGAATGCTACTGGAGCGCTCACTTCAGCAATGATTCTTGCCGGCATTGTTACGTCTACATCAGCTGCTGCTGTTGTTGCAACATTGCCGACTGGAACCGTATTGGATGCTGCTAGTGAATTTGCTATCGGTGATTCGTTCGATTGGTCAGTAATCAATACTGGGCCTGATACTTTCACAGTAACGGCTGCCACTGACCACACGGTCGTTGGTGTTGCTGCTGTCGCAACAGTCACTTCAGTCGCATGGCGGACTCGTAAGACTGCGGCGAATGTGTTTGTCTCTTATCGGATAGGCTAATCAACCAGGCAGGCCAGCAGAGATGTTGGCCTGTTTTAATTGGAGATCAAAATGCCGATGAAAAAAGGTTACTCAGACAAGACCGTTTCCAAGAACATTAAAATGGAAATGAAAGCAGGCAAGCCCCAAAAGCAAGCCGTGGCTATGGCTCTTGGCATGGCAAGCAAGTCGGCCAAAGCCGCCGGTAAGCCAAGTAAAGCACCGATGAAGAAATGATAAAGTCAGCCGCAATCGTCAAGACCAAGGCTCTTGCACCGTGGAAAGAGTTGCGGCTGCAAAAGCGCAAGCTGAAGAAGTCCCAGGCAGCAGAACGCAAGGCAACCAAACAGATTCGCCCATCGCCCATTGGCAGGCGGATTCGTGATGTTGTTGAAGTTGTTGAGACGCTTCAATCTGAGGACAGCCCACCAACTCGAGACGAAATTCTGCAGCAAGCCGAAGTGTTAGGCTTGAAGGTTGACAAACGCTGGTCAGATGCGACACTTCTGAAACACATCGAGGAATCGGCATGGGCTACAAAAAACGACAATTCATAAGTGCCGCCTTCGAGGAGATCGGCCTTGCGTCTTATGTTTTTGATTTGCAGCCTGAGCAGCTCGAATCTGCTCTGCGTCGTCTTGATGCAATGATTGCAGACTGGAACGCTAAAGGAATCCGTCTGGGCTATCCTTTGCCATCCAGCCCACAGGACAGCGACCTCGATGAGGAAACGAACGTCCCTGATTCGGCCTATGAGGCAATCATCTGCAGCCTGGCCATCAGGCTTGCGCCAAGTTACGGCAAGCAAGTGATGGTCGAGACAAAGACCACAGCGAAGCAGGGCTACGACATCCTGCTGCAGAGAGCCACATTCCCGCTCGAACAGCAGCTGCCGGCCACAATGCCCGCTGGTGCTGGCAACAAGCCGTGGAGGATCTACGACAATCCGTTCATCAGGCCACCAGCCAATCCAGTCACCGCTGGCCCTGATGGGCCTATTGAATATTATTAAGGACAACCCATGCCAACGATCAATCAACTGCCGGTCCTGAATGTCATCTCCAGCGGCGACCAGCTGCCGGTTTACTCTCCAAACAATGGAGATGCAAGGCGCACCTCGATTGGTTCGTTGTTGACGTTTTTTCAACAGAGTTTTGCATCGCCAACACTGTCGACGAATCTTTACGTTCCAAGCTCTGGGTTTAACATCACAGTGCCAACCCCTGTCAGCAATGACCAGTGGATGTTGTTGCAACCCGCTGGAACGCTGGCAACTGGCACGATCACTCTGCCATTGAACACTGGTGTTCCTGATGGCACGACCGTTCTGATTACGACCACCCAAGAGATCACCTCGCTGACGATCGCCTTAAATGGCGCGTCGGCTATTTTTGGTGGCGTGACGTTCTTGGGAGCTGGTACTGCTACGGCGATTCGTTTCTACCAGGCCACAAATTCTTGGTATCAGATCAACGCTGATGCAGTTTATGCAGCTGGCATCCAGGCGTTCTTAGCTGTGCCATCAAGTGCCAATCTACGGGCAGCAATGACCGATGAGACTGGCACCGGCCTGTTGGTGTTCAACAACACTCCAACCTTGATTACGCCTATTCTTGGCATTCCAACTTCTGGAACATTGACAAACTGCACCGGATTGCCTATTGGAACCGGAGTATCTGGTTTGGCTGCAAATGTAGCAACATTTTTGGCAACGCCATCGAGCGCCAACTTAGCAGCTGCACTGACAGATGAAACAGGCACGGGTGCAAATGTATTTGCAAACACTCCCACACTGCTGACCCCGATTCTTGGCACACCAACATCAGGGACGCTCACATCCTGCACAGGGTTGCCATTGACAACTGGCGTCACTGGTGCCTTGCCTGTTGCTAATGGCGGCACCGGGGCATCAGGAACAGTTCAAGCCTTGAGTGGAGCTGGTGCGGTAAACATCACAAGCCTTGCCACTGCTTTCACTTCGACAGCAACTGGTAATGCTTTGACCCTTGCAGATGGCGCACAGGGACAGCTAAAAACAATTATCTACGTCGCAGAGGCAGCCGGCGGTGATACTGGCGTTCTGACTCCGGTAAATCTCGGCAGCGGGACGACGGTCACGTTCAACGCTGTTGGAGATTCGGCAACGCTTCAGTTTGCTGGAACTGACTGGTGGGTTGTTGGATTCCGTGGCGCTGTAGTGGCGTAAGTTCATGGCCACCAAAGATTCACGACTTGTTCGCGCTGGCGTGGAAGGCTATAACAAGCCAAAGGCAACGCCGAGTCATCCAACCAAAAGCCATGTTGTCGTGGCCAAGGAAGGCGACCAGGTGAAAACCATTCGCTTCGGCCAGCAAGGAGTGTCAGGCTCTCCAAAGAGGGAAGGCGAGTCAAAGGCATCCGAGGCTCGTCGTGAATCATTCAAGGCCCGACACGCTGACAACATCGCCAAGGGCAAGATGGGCGCAGCGTTTTGGGCCAACAAGGTAAAGTGGACATAAGCCATGCAAATTCAAATCCTCAATGGCATCTACGCTGACAGTACCCCAGAGCTGCGCACCGCTTACCCGGTAAACATGGTGCCGGTGCCAAAGAAGTCTGGCATCAGCAACGGATTCTTGCGACCAGGTGATGGGTTTGTTTCCAATGGTACAGGCCCAGGCATTGATCGCGGCGGAATCGAGTGGAACAGCATCTGCTACCGAGTCATGGGAACAAGTCTCGTGATCGTGGCCAGCAATGGTGCCGTGACCATCTTGGGCGACGTTGGCGGGCCAATCACTCAACTGGTGACAATGGATTACAGCTTTGATCTTCTGGCCATTGCCTCTGGCGGCCGGCTGTATTACTGGGATCCAGTCGCATCCACACTCACGCAAGTAACTGATCCAGACCTTGGAATCGTGCTTGATGTGGTTTGGGTTGATGGGTACTTCATGACCACCGATGGCGAGTTCCTAGTGGTCACTGAGCTATCAGATCCTCTCGTAGTCAACCCGCTGAAGTACGGCAGCTCAGAAGCTGACCCGGATCCAGTGGTGGCTTTGCTTAAGCTGAGAAATGAAGTCTATGCTCTGAATCGCCACACCATTGAAGTATTTGACAACGTTGGCGGCGATCTGTTCCCGTTTGCGCGCATCGAAGGCGCTCAAATTCAGAAGGGCGTGATCGGAACCCAAGGTTGCTGCGTTTTCCTTCAGTCTATTGCTTTCTTGGGAAGCGGACGCAATGAGGCGCCAGGGATCTACGTTGGTGCAGCTGCAACCACTCAAAAGGCAAGCACGCAAGAGATTGACAATCTGCTGCTGAACTACACCGAGCTGCAGCTAGCCACCGTCAAGCTCGAGGCTCGCAACGACAAGGCGCATGAGCATCTTTACGTTCACCTTCCAGACCGGACGATTGTTTACGACGCATCGGCATCTGAGGCACTTGGTGAACAGGTCTGGTTTACGCTTACCACTTCCGTAATCGGATTCGCTCAATACCGTGCGCGCAATATGGTCTGGGCCTATGACAAGTGGCTGGTTGGAGATCCACAATCCAATGCCATCGGATATTTCGTTCAAGACACCGGCCATCACTGGGGGCAGCAGGTCCGTTGGGAATTTGGAACGCTCATTGTCTACAACGAAGGCAATGGCGCGATCTTCAACGAGCTGGAGCTGGTCAGCCTGACCGGCAGCGTTGCATTGGGAACAAATCCACAGATCAGCACCAGCTATAGCCTGAATGGGAAAGCCTGGAGCCAGGACCGATTCATCAGTGTAGGCACCATCGGAAGCAATAAGCGTTTGGCTTGGTTTCAGCAAGGCCACATGAGGAACTGGCGCATTCAGCGATTCCAAGGCGACAGCGACGCCCATGTGTCATTCGTTCGTCTAGAAGCCCAGATGGAAGCACTGGCGTTCTGATGGCTACCGCGCCAACATCCCGCAAGCTAAACCTGACGCGGGACCAGCTCGCGCAGTTTCTGACCGATCAGCAGCAGATCAGGCAATTTGAGCTCCTGTTTTCAACCGTCGACCAAATCCAGGTCATTGTCGGAACTGACTTTGAGTACCAAGCAGACACAGCCGCAGCCAATGCTAACAACGCGCTGGCCCAGATCAGCGCACTAGCACAAGAGGCAGCAGTCAGCGCAGCAATCATTGATGGCAAGACAACCCTGGCGCTTGATCAGATTGCCGATTTGACACAGCAAACGTCTGTCAGCATTGCGTCAGCTGAGAACAAAGTCAACCAGGCAATGGCTCTACTCGCTCAACTGACAGCCGCTGTGGAAGGGCTACAGATGACACCAGCCCCCCGAGAGTTCAAACGCAGCCGGTATGGGGCTTTTTACGACACCACAACGCAGGCTGGCACGGTCATTAACACGGCCAAGGCCATCACGTTTAACACGACTGATCTTAGCAATGGCGTGTTTTTGTCAACCACCTCAAGGGTGATGGTGGACACTGAAGGCGTCTACAACTTCGACACATCATTTCAGCTTGATAAGACGGCTGGTGGCACAGCAATCTTTGACTTTTGGTTTCGTTTAAATGGTGTGGATGTAACAGATAGCGCCAGCAGAATTAGAGTTCAGGGCAACAATGCCGAAGTTTTTTCATCGTTAAATTATTTCTTTGACCTCAAAGCAAATGACTATGTTGAACTAATGTTTTCTGTTGATAATCTCACCGTTGAACTTACCTCTTTTGCTGCGGCTGCACCGCATCCAGGCATCCCGTCCATCATTCTCACTGTCAACAATATCGGAGGTATCCAATGACTGTATCAATTAAAGTGCTGATTCCAGCAAAGCAGGCAGAGAACGCACAAACGACGCAGTACACCGCCACCAACTGCAAGGCTCTGATTGACAAATTTACGGCCACCAACACCACAGCCGGCAATGTGACGATCAGCGTTAACTTGGTGACTAGCGGCGGCAGCGCGGCTACATCAAACCTGATCGTGGATGCTAGAAGCATTGCACCGGATGAGTGCTATACCATGCCTGAATTAGTAGGGCAGGCTTTAGAATCAGGTGGATTCATTTCAACAATTGCAAGCGCTGCTACTTCATTAACTATCAGAGCATCAGGAAGAGAAATCACCTAAATTGTGCACCCACTATGAAATCTGCGTTTTGCATCCAAGTAAACAGCATGAGCATCTTCGGCAGAGCTAAATGTTCCAAGATGGGTTTCTTTCCCGTCGATGGTAATTTGAGCAAGATATTTACCACGCAATTTTCTCACTCCAAGAATTCCAGTGCTCTTGTTGCTTATCCTTGCTTTCTTCAAATTTTGAAGATTCGTCTGGGTGCTTACGTCACGCAGGTTTTGAATTCTGTTGTCAGATTTGTCACCATTAATGTGATCAATGCTTTTAGACGGAAACTTACCGGTGAAATGAAGCCATGCAAGTCGATGGGCGTAATATCTTTTCCCATCTACGCTCGAAACAACATATCCTCTATCGTCTTGGCAGCCAGCAATGGCACCAGCAGAGCAGCTTCCTGTTCTGTTTTTCCAGGCAAATATGCCAGTTTCAGGATTGTAGGAAAGAAGCTCGTGGAGTCGCGCTTGTGTAAGCATGTTGCACCTCATCAAAGTGAAAGACATCCTGAAAGTTGCAGCAAGTGGTGGATGAAACCGCCTGTCCCCCGTCGGGTGAGCTGCCAGTAAATTTTACAGCAAAGAGAGAACAGCATGGACAAATTTATGATGATGCCTAAGGGCTTTATGGGCTTGCCGATGGAAGAAGGATTCATCACCAACGCCGAGAACAAGAAGAACTACGCCATTGCAGTTCAGGATTGGAACTACGGTCCAGAAATGCCCACCAACGAACCAGGCGCCAACAAGGAGTTCTATGCAGGGCTGGCCGAGGCCATGCAATGCGACGAGAAGGACGCACGGCGCAAGCACTGCTCAAACTGCGAATATTACGACAACAGCCTGATGACTCAGGTCAGGATTGAGCGCATCCCGCTGGCGACTTACGACAAGGGAATCGGCTTCCGTGGCCACTGTGAGCAGCTGAACTTCATCTGCAACGATATGCGAGTCTGCCAGGCCTGGGAAGATCGGGAAGAATACGAGGATTGACCAAATGCAGAAATGTGGGAAAATCAAGCTGCTGAGTTCAAAAAGCTGCCAGCGGCTTACCCTGAATAGGAGTTGGCATGACTGGTCTTGATTGGCTCAAAGAGAACCTACAAAAGGTTCTTATGCTGCCTGCGCCAGTCGTGGAATGGCTTGTCATGGTCTACGAGGCTATTCAGGTATTTGACGATGTTGCGGATGGTGACACGTTTGAGCGTAAAGAGCTCGATGCAGTCATCTGGAACACGATGGTGGGCATGCACCAAAACCCATTTTTCATCACAAACAGCCACCACCTTATTCCATTGCTTGCGACCGCAATTATGAAGTGGCAAGCATCAGACCATGCAGAACGCAAAGGCAAAGCCGATGCCAGATCATTCGTCTGGCGCGCAGGCTACTACGATTTGATTTTGATGGCCGTTTCGCTTACTCATGGACCAGGCTTTGCCACAAAGAATGCTCATCTCGTCATGGAGTTGTACGGCGAGAAATTTGAAGATTACATGAAGGAGTTCGGCAATGCCTGATCCAGTCACAGCCCTAGTTGTTGGCGGAAGCCAACTTGTTGGCGGAATGATGCAAGCCGACGCAGCCAGTAAGCCGCAGGAATTCAAGGCGCTGCAGCTCAACAAGGCATTGAAGAACAGCGTAGGCAATTCGATGCAATGCGCGAATTACTCAAGCCTTACACTGAAGCCGGTATTCCTGCTCTTGCAGGATTAC